TGAGGAAAACCATAAAAAGCCAACATTGGAACGGCTGATATATGAAGCTGATTATCTAAATCAGATTGAACTTGGTAAGCCTTTAAATTTAATTCCGCTATGTCCTCCATTGGTGGACGTGACTCCATCAAATTAATTCGATTGGAATAAGCAACAGAAAAAGGAATCTCAGGCAAACTCATTACACCTTCATCAAATAATTTATAGTCACCAGTTTCAGAATCTTTCCTATGGATTTCAAATTTGCCAGGAGTTAAAACACGAACTTGCTCTACTTCTTTTTCACCATATAAACCATCAGGCTCAAAGACATTTTCAAGCAATCTAAGTTGTACAAATTTCTGCTGACCGTCTTCTAATTCTGTCCTCCATCCTAAAATTTCCCTTGGCGAATAAGTCACCCAGTATGGTCTTCCATTTTGTCCAGCAGCAGGAGCATCAACTAAAACTCCACAATGTCCATATCTAATTACTTTTCTAGCAGTCTCATAAGTCCAGACATTTAGATCATTTCCTTGCAAGTCAACATCAAATAATTGTTCCCGAATAACATCAGCAACATCAGTTAAACGAACAGGCTTTCTTGTTAACATTCCTGCCAACATTCTTTCAAGACGTTGATAAAAAGGAGGACAAACAGAACGAGCTAATCTGTTGTCATAGCTTTCATCTAATTCTCTAGGTTCTTGCGGCAAATATCTTCTATGTTTTTTACGCATCTCATAAGAGCCACCCATTAAATCTTCAATAAGAATCCAATGAGGCTCTTGTATTTGCCAAGCAGCATTAGGATCATTTACGAAAGTTTCTGTACCAGCTTTATCACGACTGTAGTAGTTGTACCCGCTATACACGATGGAACCTCAACGCTATGTGAACAGTTTAGTCTTAATACAGCCTAATACCTGTTCCTCTTCCTGCTCTTGCATATAAAGGATTAAATTCACGCCAAACTAAATAACCTAAGGCATCATTAGCGTGATCATATCCTGCTTCTTTATCAGGATCACCTTTTTCTGTATAACTCTGTAATTCAAGACACTCAATTAAGCGTCTGCAACAGGAAGCAATCTCCAATCGTATTTGTCCTTGTCCGTTCTCCAAAAGAGCTTGGACAGCCGAGACTCGATCTCGAACTGGCGGGTTCGCTTTTGGGCTTTGGTTTGTGAATCCATAACTTTCAAGTATGGATATATCTGTTTGTGCTGCATTGGTTGAACGATTCCCCCCTGAAGAATCTGGATAAACAAATATTCGTCGATTTGGGTATCTACGAATAATTTCTTTAGCAAGAGCATCAGTGTCATGTGCTCCTGTAATTTCATCAATTATGACTAGCTTTTCACCAGTACGCACCCCTATAACCGCAGACATGTTGGAAATATTAAAGTCAATTCCAATACGTAATGGCTCTTCATCAAAATCAAATCTCCTATCAGTTACGTGTAGTTTTCTATTAAATCGATCATAAACTTGCCCTGTTGTTAGGTTACAAAACTCACCGTTTAAATATGCCTGTAGGAGACTCGGATCATAGTTGGCCTCTAACCGTTCAATGAAGTCTTGAGGTAAATGTGGGTTATCCGTTGTCTTCATTTTTATTAACTTACGATCTTGACGTTTCTTTGCTTCGTCAGAGCCAAATGTTTGCCACATCCAGCGAAATCCTTCAGGTGTTGAAGCTGCTGCAAATTGCCGAACATTTCCAGACCGTAAACGACCAAGAATTTTTGGAAAAGCTCTTGAAGCAATAGTTGGTGTAACTGTGTCAATTTCGTCAGTTAATACGAAAGCCAAGTTCAAACCAATAATTCTTGACCAGTTTTCAAAAGATCGACATAGAATTTTTGTATCACCATTAGGTAAATGAAGAATATATTCGGGCAAGGGAGATGATCTAAATGTATAAGGGATCTCATAATCTTCTAAAAAATTATCAAAATCAGTCATCCAAATATCTCGAATTAATGGTCCTGTTGGTTCCATTACACAACCAATAAAACCTTGATTTGACATAGCTAAATGTACTGTCTTTGCACATAACGCTCTAGTTTTTCCTGCTCCATAACCTGCTGATAATCCAATTATTTCTGTTGACTCATCTTCTACAAAAGCTAATTGCCCTGGATGTAAATCTGTTTTTATTTTCTCTAAAGTCTTTTCAACATTAAAATCATCTGCTCGATCTGCAGCGAATAAAACATGACCTTGTTTGGCTGTTAAAAGAATTGTCAAGAGCAAAGGGAAGCTAATTTTGCTGCTGTGTTAATAGCACCAAGAGCAATGTGATATTGGCCTGCCCTTCTAGCTTCCATCTGTAAGGTGCTGCATTGGCTCAAAAGATCAGCAATCATCTGGGGTCGCTCTATATCCCAATCACTCTTAATTTGCGCCCTAGCTTCCTTTAAGTAGCTGTCTACAGTTCTTGGAGACACCCCCCAGTTCTCGGCAGCATATCGCAGACAGTCAGATCGTTTTCCACCATTTGCAATAATTCGAGCAAACCGAGCAACTCGTAATTCTTTCTCAGCTAAAGTTATTTTGGTGTCTGCCATTAGATTTATTTCTCGATTAGGTAGCCAGAAAAATCACCAAATCTGAACCACTGTAAAAAAGGTCCAGCAAGTTGTTTTTCTGTTATAGGACGTTGTACACCAGATAAACTTAATTCCTTTTCGATTATTTCATCAGAAGAAGTGCCAGATGCTTTTTTCCCTGCAAGGGTTAAACGATAAAAAACAGTAGAAGCATATCCACCAACGGGTTCTAATTTATCGAAAACAATAATGGCACCTCCTGTTTTGCAATTTTTTCTTAGTTTATCCATTAAAGAAATTCGTTTTGCAGGTTCAACAAACATTAAAACTAAAAAGAGGATTGCCAAATCAAATTCTTTTGGTTCAACTTCTTCTGCTTTTGAGCAAATAATTTCTCCAGGGGCATCATAAATATCAATCATTGACTGAGAAGGTTCAATGCCAATTAGTTTTGCATTTCTTTTTTCAAGAACAGGTTTTAAAGCTCGACCAATATTTCCTGTTGCTGCACCAAAATCATAAACAAGTCCATTTTCAGGAATGTAATGTCTTGCAACGTGTGTAATTGCGTTAGTCGCTAATTCATACCAAGGAAGTTGTTCACGAACATGTCGATCAAAACCTTTAGCAACAGAAGATGTTTCAAAAGTCCAATTTGAAGGAATCTTCATATTTTAGTGAGGATGTCTTTATGAATAGTTTTAGCAATAGTGGCCATCATTATTGGTGGTACAGCCCGTCCTATTCTTTCCCATTTTTCATAGAAGGAACCAATTAATTTGAAATCATCAGGAAAACCACCAACTCGTTTTAATTCAGAAATTGAAAAGGTTCTAGGTTCAGACCAATGATAAAGCTGATTTGCACCTTGCAAGATCGTATTAGCTATACGGAAAGGTGATTGTTTGACATGAGTAAAAAATTTATATCCTCTGTTTAATCTTTCACTTGCTTTTGCTAATGACTCGCCAGGTTTTGCATTATTCCAAAGCAAATAAGTTTCAGTTGCAGGATCAAGTTTTTTTGATTCTGAGGAATCATCTAAATTTTCTAAGGCATCACCAACTGAGTACTGATATGGAAAAGGTAAAGGGTAAGAAGGATCAAGATGTAAATCATTTCTAACACCAATAAAAATTGTTCTTTGTCTCATCTGTGGAACGCCTAACCACTGAGCATCTAAGACTTTACATTTGACGTTGTATCCACATTCTTTAAGAGTTTGAAGGATTCTTTTGAAATATCCTTTTGCAGTACCTTGAATTAAACCAGCAACATTTTCAGCAACAAAAACTTTAGGTTGAAGCCCTTTTAAAAGCCGAGCATATTCAAAAAATAAATCATCAACTCTTTGAGTAGTGTCACTATATTTTTTTTCTTGTCCCCAACTTGCTTCTCTTTTTCCTGCTCTTGAGAAAGCAGCACAAGGAGGTGAACCATCTAACAAATCAAGATCACCGCAATTCAAATTAAGTTTTTCCAATATATCTTCAGCAGTAACTTTTCTTATATCACGAGTGTCTAAAAAACTATTTGGGTGATTAGCTTTATAAGTTTGTTGAGCAGACTCTATAAATTCATTAGCATAAACAACTTTGTAACCAGCCATTCGATAACCAAGACAGGAACCACCACAGCCAGAAAAAGTAGAAGCAACTTTGAATCCATTCCAAGGAAGGTTTTCAATATCAACCATCGAAGGGATTTTATAAAGTGGTTTAGACATAACCACCTTTTGCAATTCGGTTGTAGATACCAATAGGAGACTTTGCGTTAGGTTTGTACTTAGAAATTACGGCATTACCTATTCTTTCAGCAATCTTGCTGTCACCAAGTTGTAAATTTGTATGAGGTTTAATTTTTAAACAATCAAGCTCTGGGAAGCATTTACGAATGACTTCTTTTTGTCTTGGCTTGTTTAATTCCTGCCAATTTTTATTTATCCATAAAGAAAAAACAGAGGGATCAAAATAAGGATTAGAAAGTTGTATGTTATTAACTTCAGAAAGTTTTATCAATCTTTTTGTTCCAGCAGATTCTAAGTTTGAAAAATAATCTTGTCTAAAAGCTCTAAACTTTTGATCGTCTTTAGAGTAGTGTATCATTGCCTTTTTAGACAATCCAAAATGACCATCAGCAGCAACTCCTGTAGCAAGTGTTTTATATTTATAACGAGTCATTATTTGAATTAAATAATAAAAAGGAAATAAACATTCAATAGCTGTTTTTTTCTTACATCCAATTACTTTTATTAAATAATTAACTGTATTAACAATTTCATCTAACTCTATGGGTAAATAAACAGGAATGAATTTAAGGTTAAATTTCTCAGCAAGTTTTGTAGCTGCTTTGAAATCTTGAGAAAACCAATCCTTAAAAGTAAAGGAAATAATTTCGACCTCTTTTCCTATATCTAAGGCAGAAAGAACAACTGCTGATGAATCAATACCACCAGAAGTAGCAACAAGAATTTTTTGCGGTAAAGGTCTAAGGATGTCTTGTAAGACAGTACGAATATTATTTGGTTTTACCACTCCACTCATATCCACAAGAAGGGCAACGATGCTCTGTTTCTAACTCATCATCAACTTCAGGAAAATCTTGAGGAACAGTCGGATCATTCCTATCGCCCATTAATTCAACGAGATCTTCTGTTTCAAACCAAGGTGATAAATCATGTTCCTTACCTAATTCATGGAGCATTGAAGCATCCCAAGCAGATAGATCACTCGCCCTATTATCAGCAAGAGCAAGACCAACCTTTTGATCTTCAGTTAAACCTTTTCGTTTTACAGCAATAATTTCATCACCATCAGTTTCAATAACTCTTACATTTTCCAGTCCTGCTGCTTTAGCACCTTCAATAGTTCCATTACCAGCTAAGACACGATTGTCCTCATCAATAACAATTGATCGAGCAGCCCCGTATTTTTTTAAAGATTCTTCAATTAAAGTTGCAGACCGATCAGTACGTTTACGTGCATTTTTATGATCACTTTTAAGATCTTTAATTGAGGTCATAAGGTTTTGGAAAGGGGTGTAGGGATTTCATTTGCTGTCTCAAGATAAGCTCTAATGCGAAAAAGTTCATTAGAGAGTGAAACGAGCGTATTAACAGGAATTGGAATTTGTTCTTCAATAGCATTATCAGAGATAGCAGCAGCAATAGTTTTGGCTTGATCTAAAGTATGTTGTAGATTTTCGATAACAGGTTGCTGTCGTTTAGATATATTTTTATGCATCTTTTTTAGACATAGAGGCAAGAGCTTCTTCACCTTTCTTTTCTGAAGGGAAAGAGAATAAGTCTGGAAGTGTTTTTAATTGTTCTTTTACTTCAGCGATATACCAAGGAGTTGGCACTTTTTTTCCTTTAGCAATATCAACTCTGATCTGATTCATTTCTTCAGTTGTCTTTTTCCAATTCTCTTTTCTAATTGAATGAATTTCTCTTGTTCTTTCTTTATCTAATTCTGAGCCTATAGATTGCAGACCACCAGTTGAAGACTCAGTTGCATAAATTCCATGTCCTGTTCTAAATCCAGATTTTGTTTCACTACCATCTGGAGAACTTGTTGAATAAGCAGCTTGACAATGACAAACCAAAGCAAGATCGCATCCACCTTGTCGGTTGCCTTTATTGTTTTTATCGTAATCAGGTAAATAATTATTGACTAACCCATCAGAATTAGAAACAATTCCAGAGTCATAACAAGCGTAACAATTAGCAGTAGGAGCGTAAAAAGTAAGGTCGCGATCAAAAGCAGACCGCTTGTGATAAAGAGCCATTAAGCGAGATTTTAAAATGGTTGACCAGCAGGGGCATCGACTGCCCAAGGTTCTGGTGCTTTCTTTTTAATCGTATCAGACTTGTCCAGAGCAATAAAAGTCTCATAAGACTCATCCCGTAACCAGCGAAAACAATTAGGGAAGCAAACAGCATAGCCACCGTTTTTCTCCACTGTTCGCTGATCTTTAATAGCTGAATTAAGAGCAGCCAAGATCAAATCACTAGATTTTTTCTTTGTAGCTTTTTTATAGAACTGCCAAGCTTTGGATTTGTTCTGACCAGAAGCTCTTTTTTTAATAGCTTGGTACTTTCTCCAAAAGATCTCAAAATCATCTGAATAAGAATTTTTTTCCTTTTTTCCCACCGTATTAGTTTTATATATATTTGGTTCTTTTGTATCTGGTTTATATGTATCTGGTTCGTTGGCAAATGGTGCTAGGGGGGGGTGCGTAGTTTGCCTAGGGGTATGGCAAATGGTGCTAGGGGTATGGCAGGATTTGCCTAGCGGTTCAATACTAGGATCTGGGACATTAGCAAGGTGCCAGACCGTCACTTTGTACAAATTACTTTTCTGGCCGTATTCATCTTTCTGATGTTCTCTTTGAAGCCAGCCAAGAGATACAAGTTGATTAACAACTTTTTGAACAGTACGAACAGAAAGACAAGAAGCATCAGCAATAGTTTTTAAACTTGGCCAAGATTGATGTTCATTTTTTCCTGCGTAACTTTCTATTGCCCAAAGAACTGCTAATTGATTTGGTTGTATTTTTCCTCTTAAATTTGTAGGAAGTGCGGTGAATTGAAAACCTTGTGGATTAAAGGACATTAGCTATAGTGATGATGAGAAACCTGCAAGGGGTCTTAGGACAACCCCTTTTTTTTTGTCTTAATGAGAATTTCGGTTGAAGGAATAGAGCCAGCTCCTCAGGGAAGCAAAAAACATGTAGGACATGGTCGAATGATAGAAGTTAGTAAAAGAGTCAAACCTTGGAGAAAGGCTGTTCGCCTTGAAGCTTTAGCTCAAAGGGCACCTCTGATAGAGGGGGCGTGTGACATTGCGGTTGTATTTCGCTTTCGTCGCCCGAAGGCTCATTTAAACAAAAATGGAAAGCTAAAGCCAGTAGCACCTAAGTTTGTTACCGTCAAAAGAAATGATATAGACAAACTACTACGCTCAACTCTAGATGCATTAACTGGCTCAGCAATCTCAGATGATTCTCAAGTTGTAACGGTAGCAGCAGAGAAAAGATATTGCCTTGAAGGAGAATCAGTAGGAGCAGAAATTATTATCAAATCTTTGGAGTAGGTGTCGGGGGATAGATCAGCCACCTCGCTTAAGGACCGCCCTGCCTTTCGACTTTCAACCTTCCTAGAAAAGGTATCAGGCTCCCCGACATCAATAATTTATCAACAAACAAAAAAAAAGCCCCTTTAGTAGGGGCTGTTTGATTAAGTGAGAAGGGTTAAAGCGGTGACTAAACCAACGAGAATGAAGAGAATTTGTTGTTGCTCTTCTAAACCGTCAATCCTTTGTTCTAAGGTTTTTTGGTTTGTTTTCGCTGCTGCTCTTAAGGCAGCTCCGTTTTTACCAGTCAAAGGAATTAATTCCATGGATGAATTTGCAAGGTACAGAACGGGATCTCTCCCAAATTGACTATATAAGGATTGGTCGAGAAGTCCAGTGCTTTCTGCACCAGTTCTACAATCAGCTTTTCTCAGAGTACCCCTAGTGCCACCTCTATAAAGGAATTGATAAAAAAATGCTAAGGGGGTGGCTAAAGGGATAAAAGCACTATATAATTGATTCAAGAGGAGAGATCCTTCACCCTTGCTTTTTAAAAGATGACTTCTGCTTATTTAACAAAGGTTCAACGAACAAGCATTATCGACAAATACATGGAATGGTATCAAGATTGCTTCAACGATGATCCAAAAGCTTACGAAGGTTGCAAACCTCAAGAGCGATTAACCGAGCTAAAGGCAATGAACAATACCGAATTAAGGAAATTTGTTCTTGAAGATTACGGCTCAATTCCTAATTTCTAAATAAACCTAATAGAGGGGATAACATTGCGAGTGCCTTAGCAGCCAGAGCGTAAACCCCTCTATTTTTTAATCTCGCTTTTTTAACAATGAAACTTTTAACAAAAGAACTCGAACGAAAACTTCCAAAGTTGTATTCATCATCCAACAAAGCTTATGTCAAATGGTTCACTCCAGATGCTAATTGGACTTGGTACGTTATGGAATACGATCCAGAATCAGGTCAATGCTATGGATATGTAAAAGGCTTAGAAAATGAAATGGGTTATTTCAATATTAATGAAATCAAAGAAGTTAGAGGAAAATTAGGTCTACCTGTTGAAAGAGATCGTTTGTTTGAAACAACATCTTTTGAAGACTTACAAAAAGGTGACTATTAATGGATAAACAAGACCTAAAAGTTCTTAGAGACAAACTAAGAAAACTACAACACAATCAATGGGATCAAATGCTAAAAGAAGGCCGCAAAGATGAGGTTCTTTTAGCTCTTATTCAAGATACTTATCGACACTGTAATGAGGTCGATAACATGGCAATCGAACTTATTCATCAGTTAATTTCTAAATTTGACGAATTAAATAATTACGTCAATGTTATGGCTAACAGATTGACTGAATTAGAGAAATTAAAAATGCGTTGGGAGGAGGTTAATCATCCTCCTACTCAAGAAGAAATAAAAGCAGAACAACTCAATCAGTGGTTTGACCACAAAACTGACGACCTACCAAACTTGGAGCCAACCAACAATGCCTAGACTCAAAAAACTAACAGCAAAAGAAAAAGCCAACATTAGTCCTGATCAAGAAGCTTGTCTTGATGCTATTAATGCAAGGCTTGATGCTCTTCATGCTTTAGAAAGTGCATTTAAAAGAAAGAATGAAGCTGAAGGCTTTGAACAAATAATGGAATACACAGACTTCCTTTGTTATCTAGCTGAAAACTTAGTCGAAAAACATCACGACTTTGAAAAAAAATGGGACAAACTTGACGAGACAAATGGTGATAAAAAAGAAATAAAAACAGAGGAGAAGACTAATGACAAATAAAAAATCAAAAGCTAAGACACCTGCTGTAGGTCCATTTGCAGAACGGTTTGCAAAATTCTTAGAAATAGGACTTCATTGTTTTGAAGAAAATTTTGAAGATTTTAATCCTTGTCATGTACTAGAAGAAAAACACGGAAAAGGTGTGATGTTCTCTCAATTTAAAGAGAAAGACTATGGCAGGGAAACTTCTGAGGAATACACCGTTATTGCCTTTGAACATGGGATCGTTTGGCCTTCAGGTGCAAGTATTTGCTTTAGCAATGAACAGCCACCAGAACAGGTCGCCTTACTATTTATTGCGGCACTAAGTAGAGAAATGCCAGTGAACAAGCCAACTTGTGGAAACTGTGAGACCAAAGGAATGTTTAGCAAAGGGGGTGGCTTAAGGTAGCTATGGGTGCTATAATTGAGATAAGCCCGAGAGGGCTCCTTCGCTAAAGTCTTATGAATCTTCAAGAAGAAATTTCTACAGTAAAAAAATCCTTAGAACAAGCTCAAGATGATTATGCTCATGCTTTTGCTGCTGGAGATCTTTCTACTATTCCTGTTAAAAAAAGAAAAGTTGCCAAGCTCACTAGAGAATTTGGCAAGCTAATCAAGCAGAGGTTAGCAAAATGAAAAACCTCTCAACAATCACACTTTCTATTCTTTTCGGTGGTCTTCTTTATTGGGGGTTAACAACCTCCTTAGAAGATATGACCAGAACAGACTGTGAAATACATCAAATTGAAAAAGCTTGCGAACAACTTAAATGACTAAAGGTACTGCCGTGATTCCTAATGATGTTTATCATGCTGATCCAGCATACAGTTCATCAGATCTCAAGTTAATTACTAACACTTGTCCTGATGCCTTCTATAAAACTAAATATGAAGGCCAGAAAAAAGATCATGCACCTGCATTAAAAAAAGCTTTCAGAGATGGTGAGCTTTGTCATGCTTTTACACTTGAACCTGAAAGAGCAAAAAAAGACTACGCAGTTTGTGCTAACAGATCTACAACAGAAGGAAAAAAACAAGCAGCTCAGATGAAAAAAGATGGCATAGAGGCCATTACTAATACTGAGCTTGAATTAGTTACAAATGTAAGCCAAGCAGTTTTTAATCATCCAGTTGCTTCTGAACTTCTATCAGAAGGACAACCAGAATTAAGTTTTTGGGCTGATGATTCAATAACAGGTCTTTGCTGTAAAGCACGACCAGATTGGCTTAGAAAAGATGGCACGATTATTGATTTAAAAACAACAGGTGATAAAGGAGCAAAGCCGTCTGCCTTTAGTAAGACAGCAGCCAACCTTCTTTATCATCTTCAAGCTGCTCATTATTTAGAAGTAACAAAAGCAAAACGCTTTGTTTTTCTTGTCGTTGAAAAAGTTTTTCCTTTTTCAGTCGGTATTTATGAATTAGATGAAGCAGCACTAAATGAAGGTTATCGCCTTCGAAATGATGCTTTAGCTCTAATTAAATCTTGTCATCAAAAGGGTAAGTGGCCTACTTACACCGATGAAATCACCTCGCTTAGTTTTCCTAACTGGGCTTTTACTTCTCATTAAAAATGGAATCTATTTCACCTCAAAAAGAGTTGTTCCAAGCTCTACAAAAAGTTCAAGAAGAAATGCCTTCTTTAAAAAAAAGCAAAGAAGGTTTCAACTATAAATACATACCACTAGAGGAAATGCTTTCAGTGGTTCAACCTGTATTACATAAAAATGGGTTGATGTTAATTCAACCGCAAGGAGTTAGTGAACATGGTCAGACAACAATTCTTACTTGTCTAATTCATGTAGAAACAGGTCAGCAATTAACAAGTCACTTGCCGATTTATTTACCTGACAATATGGGCAACAAACCAATGTTTGCTTGGGGTGGGGCACTTACTTACGCAAGAAGATATGCCATAAAAATGATTCTAGGGATCGAGCCTGACATGGATACAAACACAGAAGATCCCGATAAATTAATTGAACATCAAATGAAAAAAGCAGTTACAGGCAAACAAACAAATCCAGCTAAAAGAGCAGCACCAAAACCGACTAATGCTTCTGTTGCTGTCTTAGCAGCACAAGCAATTAGACAAGCAAAAACAACTGAAGAATTATTTGGTCATAAGAAAAATGTAATGACTAGACACGCAGAAGGTCGTCTAACTAATGACGATAAAAAAGGATTGGTTGATTTAATTAATCAATGCGAATTGAAATTAAAAGGTAAAAAATAAATATGGAAGAACCTTTTTTAACAACAGAACAACTTGCCGAACGATACGGCATTAAACCTGTCACCGTTAAACGGTGGCGAAGGGACACTAGAGCAGGTAAGCCTATTGGTCCTAATTGGTACGAACTCCCAATTATGGCCGTAGCTAAAAATGCTCCTAGAGTTCGTTACCCTCTTTCTCAAGTTCTTGCTTGGGAAGAAACCAATTCAATTACGCCCATTAACCATTTTTAATTATGCCTTTTGACGCTGCACTTCCAAAACAAATCAAGTGGTCTGTTAATGACAATCGCTTTGATGATAAAGATAAAAATCCTAAAAGCTTGAGCCTCTTTATTCCTAAAGAATCTATTGGTGCCTTCTGTAATCACATTATGAATATGGTAGACAATCCTGATTTAGTAAGAACAGGCAAAGTATATAACTTTGACACCCAATCAAATGAAGAGGTTGATGGGATTTATATCAATGGCAAAGGAAAAATTAGTCAAGATGAATCTGGAGCATTTGGAAGTATCAATCCTCAAAAGATTGATGTTGTTGATGAACCAGCATTTTAAAGAAAGGGTTTACACCCTTTTTTTTTACATATTTATTTCTTTAAAATTATGAAACTTCACTGCGAATCCGCTGTATCACTTGATTCCTTAAAAGGAGCATTTGTTTTCAAAAAAAATAAAGAAGGGAAAGAAACAACGTATCGTATTTATGATTTTTATATTGATCTTGAACCTGATTGGGATGAAGAAAAAGATGAAATAATAGGTTCTGAACTTACTGAAATAGGCGTTACTTTAGTTCCTCTCCTGAGTGATGGCACACTTGCTACAGGAGAAATGGAAGGAAGGAGTTGGAGTTCTCTTAAAGACTACTCAATACAATTTGCAGGAGGATTTCCAAATAAAATTAGCAACGAAATAAAATGAATAAATGAAAATTTTAAATTGGCTTGGTTCCTTCTTTGTTTATAGAAGTCCAAAACCATATCAAGGATTTGCACGATTCCTTGAAACACGCACAGCAAGGGAATTAAGATTACTCGCTGGGACAACAACCCATTACAGCAAGAAAAAACTCGTACAAATTTACTTACAAAAAAACAATGTCAGCAACACCGAGGTTCAAAATTAATGACCGTGTTAATAAAAAAAGGAACACAGGAGTTTTTTTAGCAATAGATTCTACTGCTGGAACAATTATAGAAATGGAGGAGAAATTTAATACTAGAGGTCGCCCAGGTTATTACTACAACGTGAAATGGCCTGATGGTAGAACATCAGAACACGCACAACACATATTAGTTCCAGCTCCATAAATGGTTAATAAAATCCAAGCAGACTGCCCTGAGTGCGGACAAGGCAGGACTAGAGTTGTATGTACTAAACGTGCTGCTGATGGGGTCACTATTAGACGTAGAAGATGTGTTGTCTGTGATCACCGTTGGTACTCAATTCAATACCCAGAAGTTGCTATTTCAGATGGAGAAGTAAGGTGGATAGGTACAGGTAAAAACGCTAGATTTGTACCGTCTGCATAAATAACAAAACCTCCTGCACTGGGGAAATACAAGAGGTTCTGTTTTCTTTTTTCGCTGACCAGAGGCTATGCAAGACCTCTTTTAAAACTATAACCCTAATATTTTTCCTAGCAAGTTAGGCTCCTTTTTTTTTTCTTCAAATAGTTTGATTAATCGAGTTTGCAACTCTGCAATTTTATTTAAACAACCAGCGATGAAAATACTTTGTTGATGGTTTTGTCTTGCACAATCTTCTGCGTATTTTTTTATACCTTCTATATCATCTGAGGATCGAATTAATCTTATTTCTTTTTCTAAATGTAATTCCTCCTCTACAGTTGGAGGTTGAGCTAATTCAAGAATAAATGAAAGATCTAATGGAATGTCTTTTTCTTTCATCTTTTTCTTTTAGTTTTAGCAATTTTTCTTGACGCTGAAAAGCTCTAAATTGTTGCCTTCTTAGTTCTTGGCAATGAAAGCAGTTACACAACTCCATCGAAACTGTCGAGGTCATCTGCTTTAGCTGCTAATCCAGTATAGATTCCATGTTGAGGATGATCTGGTCTGTGTCTGCCGTCAAGAATGTACCAGCGTTCCATGTTTAATACCCTTTGACGGTCTTCTTCTAACCATTCTGACTTGTAACCCATCATTGCAGTTTTAATGTCCGATTAGGCCATAGTCTAGCCTCTATAAAGTCAACGTCTTCTGGTGTAAGACTGTTGTTATTTTGTTCTGTAGCTGACTCAAGTACCCAGAGGGTAAAGCGTTTCCCTCGCTCGCTGTTGAAGAAAAGTTTTTTCATTTGAAATATTCATGGAAATGGTTAAAATATTTTTGTAATTTACTACTCACACAAGTAAGTTATTGAACACCTAAAGGGATTAGATTGTTCGCTATTAAACCCCT